TGTCGCCCAGCAACAAGGACTGTGTCAGCACATTCTTGCGGAACACATCAGCGAGCTCGTCAATAGATCGTTGCTGGCCATCAGCATCAGTCCAGCTTCCTTGTGAAACAGTGGCTTCAATTAATCTGGTGGTGTTGTCAAAGTCAGAGTCAAACTTAGCAATACGCTGTGCTTTGGCGCGATCAAGCTCAGCTTTGTAGGCTGCATTGAGTACGGTGTTGCCATGCGTAGCCATAGTGGCGCGAAACTTTATAGAGGCCTCTGGATCAATATTGGCCAATGATTTTGCATACCCGCTTGACATGGTTGCAATCTTGGCTTGCACTTGATTGGAATTGATGCTTCCAGTTTCGACTTCTGCCAATAATTTTGTCAGCTCATTGCGACCTTCGATTTCAAAATGGCCAGACAACTCAAGGCTGCGAGCCTTGGCCACCGCTTTAGCAAAATAGCCTGCCGCGTTTACAGTTGGTATTTGAGCAGGTTGGCCATCTATCCCCATGAACCAGCCTTCTGGGTTGATGCCATCTTTAGCCAGCTGCACTTGTTGAGATGTCAGTGGGTTTTGCGCAGCAAATTGCAAGCCTTCTTGCTGGCGCAATTCTGCTGCAGCTTGAAATGTATTTGCGCTCATGCGATCAAGAATTTGCGCCATTTGGCTTGCGCCTTGTGCAGCCACACGCGGCCCAATGTAGTCAACCTGCTGTGGTTGCACTTGCACCATCGGCACTGAGCCAGCGCCGCGTATTTGGATTTGTCCTGATTCAATTCTTTGTGTGGCCATGGCTTATTTATCCGTAATTGTTTTGTATCCTTGGGCCGCAGCTTGGGACAATGTTGCCCCGGCAAGAATACCTCCGGCTCTGCGAGCTGCAGTGCCAGCAAAGCTGAGCTGGCCAGCTTGGCTTCTTGCGCTGTACAAACTAATCATGTTCTGGTAGTCCGTGGATTGCAGCATGGCGCTGGCATCTTCAAAGCCCATGACCCGCGCAGTCAATGCATTCAGATCAGCAATGCCAACATCACGCATGGTAGCCGCCACATTCTCTCGCTGCACCGCTTGTATAGATCCTTCACCCAACACAACACCACTTGCAGCCGCTCTTGCTCGCATAGCTGCGTTGGTAGCTCTCATGTTTTTAAGTAAACCATTGCCTGCAATCGTGTAGTTTTGCGCTTCCATTTCGGCACGCTTGAGTGTGCGCCCAGCTTGGATGGTGGCGTACTGCTCTGACATTTCAGCGCGCACCTCGGCCACCGCCAACGTGTCACGCGCTTGCAGCATGTAGCTAGTCTGCTGGTTAATTGATGCGGCTTTTTGTGCCTCTGATGCACCATATGCGCTAATTATTCCGGCAACACCAGCCATCTGCCCACCACTAACAGAAAAGTCTTTACTCATTAAGTAAGTAACAGCGCCGCCAGTCATTGATCTTGATGTGTCTACTGCCATGTTATGTTCCTGAGAAAACAGCGACTCGGTAGTCCAAGCCAAGCAAGTTCATCTTGACCGGCAAGTCTTGGGATACCTCAATTGACTGCTCGCGGCTGTAACCAAGCACGCCATTGACGCGCTTGATGCCGGTGAACTCTGGTATTGGGTCATCCAGCAGCGGGTTGTCAAACAACCGAAACGCCACCGGCTGATTGTTGATGATCATGTTCTGAGTCTCGTTGACCACTGCGCTGATCTCCACAATGCGCTTCTTGAACGACACCCGGCTGCCGGTTTGCAGCTTGACCTCGGCTGGCATGGTCTTGACGTAGACCGTGATTGGCAAGCCAACCTCATAGCTGGTCACTGACTCGCGGTCAAAGGTCACAGCGCCACCAGCACTTACAGTCTCATTACCTTGTGGTGAACCATCGCAGATCACGTTGAGCGACTTACCAATGTGCGGCAGGCCAGATCCGACACCACCCGCAGAGGCACCAACAAACGCGCAGTCGGTGAAATACTCGTAGCCAAAGAGCTCAATGAAGTACTTGTCAACGCTGTTGAACGTGCGCTTGGTCACCACATAGATGGCGTTCACATCCACGCCCACATCGATGTAAGAGCCATCTGTGATGAACTCAGACGGGCTGGTAACCTGTTGGCTGCGCATGATGCTGAACACGCCCATGGTGCCGTCATCAGTGTTGGTCATCAACAACAGGTCGGCTTCCTCGGTGCTTGATGCCTTACGCAGGGCAACCCGCTGCGGCCCCTTGAGCAAGTGGCCAGACAGCAGCGAGATGCGCTGGGTGATGTAGGTCAGCTGCGTATCGTTAAACACAAACTCATTGAGTGACTTGCCTTGGCGCTGAATGTAGATCGATCCAGACTCAACCGATTGCACGCGAGTGCCAGCCTTGATGCCGTTGCGGCTCACGTTCTTAAAGGTAAAGGTCAGCGGCGTGACTGGGTCGGTGCCCTGCTGCGGCACATAGAACTCACCGCCAGAGGTGAACACTTGAAAGTCACGCGAGCTGATGATGTCAGTGATCACGTTCAAATCGTTGGTGTCCAGTGTGGCCTCGACCGCGTCATCATCAAGCGACTCGCTTGGCACAAAGTCAAAGAACAGGCCGATCTTGGAGCCCCAGATCGTGGATGGCCGCGACTTACTGCCACCAAAGTAGAGCCTGCCTTCGTGGAAAGTCACGGTGCGTGGCCAGCCTTTGGTGCTTGACCACACATCCACATAGCCGTGCTCAAGCTCCCAGCGGCCTGCATCAATGGCGGTGGTGTTAAAGAAGGGGTACTCTGTCACCACCTCAACCACTGTGGCTGATACATACCGCACAATCCTTGCGCGACCCTGCGGCTGCACATTGATGTATTGGTTGACAGACAGAGCTGAAAACGTGGTTGTGGTGTAGGTGCTTGTGCCGTTTGGCGTGACGGTGAAGGCCTCGCCGACTGTCGCCACCTTGGTAGTGCCGTTGTAGTCCTCAATCAATCGCGTTTGGCCAGAGCCTGTGCCGCCTGTGATGTTGACGTACATGCCGTTGTAGATGTCATCTGTCGCACTTGCTGTTGCTTTAAGGGTAATCGTCGTGCTGGTGCCAGCTTGCGCTGTGCCAGAGTCGTGATGCGTCGTTGATGCCGTCAGCGTCACATTGCCAGACACGGCAGACGGGGTCAGCGTTGATCCAGTGTTTGTGTGGAAGTCAATGTCGTATGCATACTTGGGTATTGAATCAAACGTGATTGATGTGGCAGTCCAAGCGGTGTCGCTGGTTCTGGTAATGCGCACCGGCTGCAGATCTGGATGCACCACGATCAATGTGTCGGCAGACTGAGTCCAGCACATATCGTCAACGATAGAGCTGCCAATGGTGGTGGTCAAATAATTGTTGCCACTGCCATTGATGTTGGACTGCACTACCCCACTCTTAACGACATACATGCGGTTGTGAGTAAAACACAACATGTAGCTATCGTCCACAGAAAACTGGAATGACACCAAGCGCACGCCGTTGCCAGCTGACTCGGTGCCAGTGTGCGGCAGCGCAAAGATGTGCTTGCTGCCGGGTCTACGGCGCAGGCCACCTTGCGGTTGGATCAGTACGTTGGTGGCCTTGGCCAAAGCGTTGCCGTATGCGGCCAAGTCAACCCGCGCACGCAGCAATGGGTCGAGCTCGCCTGTAGCGAAGTTGGTGGTGAACTCAACAAAGCGTGGCATCAGTTCCTCACCGCAATCAAACTGTAGTCTTCAATGATGCGCATTGGATTGTTCTGGCCATCAATTTGCATGGCTTGGCGCATGTAGCCACCGCGGCCATTCTCAGATGGGTCACCTGTGGCCACACGCTGCCATCTGGCAGACTTGTCTTGCTGCTCGGTAATGGTCTCCGCAATGTGCCAAGCCACCATGTACTTGAGCAGCTGCACAAAGTACTGGGGCATTGCAAACTCTGGCACGCTGAATTGGTAATCAATAAAGACGCTGGTCAGGTTGGTGAGCAGCTTGTCGCCTTGGATTTCCCAGTCCTTTTGCACTGGGCTGCCGGAGTTGGCGCTGTTGTACACGGCGCGGGGGTTGGCTAGTTTGTCGCCCGGCAGCTGGTACTCGTAGCGCCAGACAGTTGTTGGGGTGGTGATGAGCTGAGCCAGCTGCACCTTCTTCATGCCAAAGCTCCACGGGTACATGACCAAGGTGGAGTCGCGAATATCGGGATAGAGTCGGTCGCAAACGCTTGACTCGTCGGTGCCGTCATTAAAAGACGAAATAGCCTTGGCACCAATCAGGAGCAAGGCATCAGAACATATCGATACACCAGTGTCGCCAGCAGCCATTTGAACCTCTCAATGTGAGAAAGGCCATCCTCCGAGGATCCCCAGAAGATGGCCTAGCTAACTGACCATCAATTAGTCAGTGTCAGTTGCGCTTACGGTTGTGCCGTCAGCAATGTCAACCACACCAGCTGAAGACACAGCGTTGACGTAAGTCAACACTAGGCTTGGGGTAGTGGAGTCATAGACAAAAAGAATGTCACCGACTTTCAACAGCGATGCAATGCTGTCAAAGTAGCTCACAGTGTTAACCGTGGCTTGGGTATCTGCTGTTTTGTACAGATACATTGATGGTGCATTGCCAGATTTGGCAGCGCATACGGTTACAAAACCAGTGCTTGAAAATGCCATGTCAGTCTCCTAGATTAAGTTTCACGGCAGGTGATCTTGACGATACCTTCATCGTCAATGGCAACAGCGCCAGCACTGAAGACCTCGTTCACCAACCAAGAAGTCTTCTCAGCGATGTAGTTGATCTCAGTTCTCATGGCAATGCCTTCACCGTAGCCAACTGCATCCTTGTGGAATGCAAAGCAGCTGCGATCAAGTGAGGCATCAATAGCCAAGCCGCCTTCAGAGCGGTCACCCAAGACATGGAACGTGAAGCCCAAGTAGGTGTTGAGCTCGCCCTGCACCAGCGCTTTAACGCTGTTGAAGTCGGAGCTGGTCACGCTGGTCTCAGACAGCAAGTTGGCCAAGCCATTTGCGTGAATGATGATGTTGCGGCCATCGGGTGGAACATTGTTCTTGTCCATTAAGCGCTTAGCTTCGCGCAGCTTGGTAATGTTCATGTTGGAGTCTGTACCACCAATGTCATTGCTGACGGTCAAGCTGGTGCTAGATGCGGCAAGTGCATCCAGAATCATCTGATCTTGGCGACGGCCCATAGCGCCAGCAACAACTTGCACCAACTCTTGGCGCTCATCGAAGTTGACCTTGGCTTGGCTGAAAATGTCAGAGTACTCTGCTGCGTTGTAGTCAGCCAAAGTCAAAGTGACTGAGCTAAATGCAACATTCAGAGGGGTGACATCGGTTTGGGGGACGCGAATAGTTGCGACACCCTTGCCTACTTTGGGGAACTTAACAGTTGAACCTTCGACTCCACGACGCTGGCGAACCGCCGGAACCAACTTTGCCATACCTTGGTAGGCTTGTTTGACTTCCGCGTCGAAGAGAGTAACGAAGGCATTGCTTAAAGAAATGCTCATTTGGATACCTCATTCGGTTGTTGAAAAAACAGGGTTCTCGCGACGGTGAGCCTAAAAATTAGGGCCGAATGCTTGCTGGTATCGCCAGCCAATCGTCAGCATCCACTGCGGTAAGGGTCGGTTGCCCGGTGGGCCTTGGCCGGATTGTATGACTTTTTTGCCACAACGCAATAGGTAGGTTTGGATGTTGCACAAAAAAGACCCAGCCGAAGCTGGGTCAAAGGGCAACTGCTTGCCTTGGAGAGATTATTTAAAACTTGCTTGAAACATCTTTTCGACCTTGGTGCGGTAGCCGGGGTCGGATTTGTAGCGTGGATCGTTGACCATTTGATAGAGCTCGTCCTTGCTGGGTGCGCCTTCAAGCGGTGCGCTCTGGGTTGGGACTCGGCCTTCGTAGGCCTCGCGCACCTTCATTAGAGCGGTGATGCCGCGAGCGGTGCCGCCCATAATTTTGAATTCCTCGAAATCATCTTTTGACCAGACACCCTTGTTGACCAAGCCGCGAGCCCAGTCAACCATGCCGTTCACGATTGCGCCACCGTTGGGGCCCAGCTGCTTCATCTCCACAGCCGGGTCAACCATGTCGCCTTGCATCAGCTCACGCGCTTGGGTTTGCAGGTTGCCTACCAAGTCATCAAATGCAGCCTGCGACAGACTGTTGTCCTTTGCCCATGTGGCCAAGGTAGACGCAATGGGGTTGGTTTCGGCCTCTTCGCCAAAGGCTTTGAGGTCATACTTGCCATCGGCTGGCGCTTTGTGCTTGCCTTGGCTGATTTGCTTGCGCAGATCCGACCAAGATTTTGCAATGCCTTCTAGGTCGGGCTCGTTGGAGTCCTTCTTCCAGAAGTTTTCTGGCCAAAAGTCTGGCCGCTCCAAGGGATCATCAGGGTCAGGCGCAGTCAACGCATCTGGCACTGCAGCTTTGTGGTCGATTTCGACCGCTTGGGGATTGGTCGGGGTGGCTTCGTCATTCACTTGCACGTTGTCAAGTAGGCCGGATGCACCGGGCTCGACGGTTGCTGTGTCGTTCATAGTTTCCTTGCTGAGTTAATCCGCACCAAAATGTCCCTCACCACTGTCCTTTGCCCTTCAGCAAAGAACGCGTGAGAAGGGTCTGTGCCCGGCACGGCGATGGGCACATTCACATACATGTGCTGCAACCATTGCAGCAGCTTCTGGCCATCTTCTGAGCCAAACACCCGCAGCGTCAGCTTGGCCAAGTCTTCTCGTTTTTGGTCAACCTCGCGGATATCGCTTGGCTGGCCAATGGCTTCTAGTTCTTCCCAGCTCATTTTTCGGGCATCTCCATCATTTCGTCTTCATCAGCAAATGGCGACATGCCAGACTTGATGCGCATCTTTGCGTGTTCATAGGCCTTGTCCATAATGGATGGCGGCATATTCGTGAAGAATGATTTGCTTTCTACGTCTGTGCTCAATAAGTAATTCAGCTCTTTCTTGGTAAGGGTTGGAACTATCAAGGGTATTTCCAGCTCTTTGCCGTCCATGCCAACGCCCACAGATATCTCTGTAGACACATCACCGTTGCGTCTTTTGAGCTCGCCAAAGTAACCCATGCCTTTTTTTTCGCCGTCTGGTCGGTTTCCATAATCCATCACATTACTCCTTCGGGGGCTGGTAGTGCTTGCATACCGGCACCAGCTTGGGCCTGCATGGCCATAGCTTGTGCGATAGCTTGCTGCTGTTGTTGATTGCGCATCTCTTCCATAAGCACGGCTCGCTCGGCTGCGGTGTTGCGCACGGCTGCAGGCACACCCAACTTGTCGGCAAGGTAGTCCACCAGAATGTCGGTCTTGATGACCAGCTGGCCGTCGGTGCCCAAGCTCTGAGCAATTTGCATGTACTGCATGATGGAGTTGACTTCCTCCATGTTTTGCGCCATGGCCAGCGGGGCCACTGGGGTGACCTTGACTTCCAGCCCGTTGACCCGCAGCGGCATGTCGATCAGGCCACGCTCATCCATGACTTCCAAGATCTTGGCCGTGACGGGGATCATGGTCTCGTTGATCAAGCGGCCAAAGGCAGAGCCAAGGTTCTGGGCCAGCTCCTTCATGCGCTCGACAATCTCGGTGGCAGACCGTGCAGACATGTTGTCGGGTGGCAGCGACTCATCCAGCAAGATCCGCTTAATACTTGCCGTCATGTCGTTGATCACCAGCTGGCTGATATTGAAGTCGCCAGAGCGGGGCAGAGCCAGCAGGGCAGGGCCTTGGGATCCACCATTGCGAGCCACTGGGATGATGGCACCCGGCACAATCTTGACCGTGTTGGGGTTGAGCACACCGTCGTCTGCCGCTGTATATACACCGGCCACGGCCAGCGATGCGTTCTTGAGCAGCAACTCTTTGACCTTGTTCAGCGTCTTGATGTCGGGCAGGGCAGTCATCAATGGGCCACGGCCATAGATCTCGCCAGCCACCTTCATGTACCGGCTGATCACCCACGGGCTCATCTTGCGACGGCGGTAGACAATCTCTGTCTTAGATACCTTGTCGATAACGTGGTAACAGTAGTCGCCACGCTTGTGGTCATAGATCGTGGCCTCAAGCAACTCAATATCATCAGTCGGCTTGTTCTCTATGCGGCGCTTTAGATCGTCTGATATATCTGCGTCTGGCCACTGGCGCTGGATGGACTCACCCTTCATACGCATGCGGCGGTAGACATTGTCCACTTGGCCGTTGGCACCTTCCTCGTAGCTCACCAAGAACAGGGGCACGGGGATGAAGTTGAGCGGCTGCACATCGTCGCCGGGCTGCACCATCATGCAGGCGGTGCCTACCGCCAGATCCAGCAAAAACTCGCCCATGGCGATGTCAAAGTTGGACTGGTTCAGCATGGTGAACATCTTTTCTTGGTAGACCTCAAGCACAGCTTGGGCTTGCTGCCTGCGTTCTGGCGGGATGTCTGAGCCAGCTTCCAGCTTGGCCCACTTGCGCTGGGGTGGGAAGACTACAGACTGCAGCCGGTTGGCAAAGCGCTGGGTAGAGTTGATGGCGGTCGAGTCAAAGACACGCTGCATCTTCTTAGATCCAACAGCGCCACCCTCCCACACGCCGTATAGCTGGCGCTGGGGCAAGGCGAATTCGTAGGCATCTTGGTAGAGTTGCTGGAATTCATCCTTCTTGGCTTGTGCTGCCACCTGCCGTTTGAGGATCTGCTCTGGTGTCAGGCGCATACCGCCGGGTGTATTCTTGTCGTATTCCATCATCAATCCTTTTGCAATTCGTACTTTTCCAACATGTTGCGGCCTTTGGCTGCCAGCCTTGCAGCTGCGCCAGCTGTGCGCGGCACCGGCTCGCCCCACGCATTGGCTGCCAGCGCCAGCCGGGTGGGCTTGCCCTTGTCATCCACCAGTGGGCCACTTGGGTTGGTGTAGAAACGGGTCAGGAATGATCCCTTGCGACGCAGCGCTTGGCCTGCTGGCCTCTTTTCTTTGACACCCGGCTGCAGGTTGCCGCTTTCACCAGAGCTCTCAAACTTGCGCCGACCGGCTTCGGTCAACCCACCCTCTGGATCCTTGTATTTGCTCACTTCTTTTCTCGCGCCGCAGCCATGTTGTCAACCAAGTTGGGGTAAGGCCTGCCAGCTTTTGCGGCACGACGCATGGCGTTGCGCTTCTCGGCTGATGACATTTCCTTTGGCTTGCCAAGATCTTTGGGCCGAGGCTTGTCCCAGACCTCTTTCACTTCTTTTCCTTGCCAGCCTTAGACATGGCAATGGCTACGGCTTGCTTTTGGCTTGTGACCTTGTCGCCACTTGAGCTTTTCAGCGTGCCAGCCTTGTATTCGCGCATGGTCTTGGCAACCTTGTCTTTCATCTTGCTTGATTTGTCGTCATAGTGTCCGGGCATTATTCAGCTCCTCTTAACATTGGTCGGGTCATCTTGCGGGAAACGGCACCAAGCCTTGCGGCGCGGCGCTCGCCCACCTCTCGCTTGAAGGTACTCTCGGCTGCGGTGCGCTTTGTGCCGAACTCACCTTCGTCAAACTTCTCAATCTCTGGCGCAACCGGCGCGGTTGGCAGCGCAGGTGCTTTTTCGGTGAACGTCGGTATAGGCTTTGGCTCGTAGTAGGTGTAGGGCTCGCGCTTGGTTTCATAGCCAGCAAGGCCGAACAGACCATACCTTGGCTTCTTGGTTTCTTTGATGCCAGTGCGTTCAGTGACAGGATTCTTTTCAAGCTCAGCCAGCGTGGCGGTGTATTCGTCCAGCTTCTTTTGGTAGGCAGTCTTTTGAGTTTCGTAGGTTGGCAGC